GGTACGCGGCCGCGGTCGGCCTGGCCGCCTCCGCACTCCTCGCCGCGGCCTCCGAGCAACCCGTCCGCCTCCCCGAGACCAAGCCGACAACACCCCCGGCCCCCGTCACGTCCGCGGACGAGCTCCCCCCCGACTACGTCTACCCGGTGGAGTGTGATGTCCCGTGCATTCTGCTGGCTTCTCCCCCGGGCCTGGTCAACGTGTCGGAATCCCCCGGGCCGGTCGTGGTGTTCGGGAGGTTCGCCGGGGGGTCGGGCGTCCAGGAGGTTCGGACCCTCAAGGGGAAGCAAGTATTCCTCGTCACGGGGGTACAGTCGAGGGCCGGCGACGTTGAGCTACTGATCGTTCCCCAGGGGGCGACCAAGGCCGCCGACGTGATCCGGCGGACGGTGAAGGTCAAGTCCGGAACCGCCCCCCATCCACCCCCGGTCGAGCCGGACACCACGCCCACCCCCAAGCCCAAGCCGGTCGAGCCGGCCCCGGAACTCCCGGCCGCCCCTGACGACCAAACTAGGGTACTCGTCCTGTTCGATCCGGACCAGCTGAAGGCCCAGACGGAAGCCCGGAAGGCAGTGCTCTACGGGGCGGACACCCGCAACTACTTGAAGTCCACACTCGGCGACAACGCCAGGGTGTACGAGAAGGGGGTCCAGTTCCAGCCCGGGAGTACCAGCCCGTACAGGGCACTAGTCGTCCGGGGGATCAAGCCCGGACAGTTCGGGAACGTGATCATCACCAAGGGGGGCAAGATCGTCTCCGAGACGGACGTGCCCGCGGACCCCGCGACCGCCCTGACCCTGTTCAAGAAACACCTGGGAGGCTAACCCCAATGGCCGGCCCGCTGATCATCGACGACTCGACGCCGAACGACCTCCTGTTCCGACCCGAGTTCGGGCGGGGGGCTGAGCCCCGGGACAACTTCCCCCCGGTGACGGCCTCCCCGCCGGCCCAGATGAAGCTCATCCCGAAGTCGGAGTGGTCCGACCGGATCAAGGAGAAGAAGCGGCTGGGCTCGACGAACTCCGCGGTCCGGCGGCGGGCCGGGATGAAGCACGCGATCCAGTGGAGCATGCCCTACTGCTGGGCCCACAGCACGACCAACGCCGTCATGGTCCGGCGGGCGCTCGACGGCCAGGAGTTCGTCCCGCTCTCGGCCTACAGCGTGGCCTGTAAGTTGATGAACTTCAAGGCCAAGGGCGGGTGGTGCGGGTACTCACTGGAGTTCATCAAGGAACACGGGATCGTCCCAGCCTCGATGTGGCCGAACAACCCCGAGCAGGGGATGAGTCGGTCCCTCGACAACCCGACGAACTGGGGGGCGGCCAAGCAGTACCTGGTGACCAACGACTGGGTGGACCTGGACGCCCAACACTACTACTACCAGACCCTCCGGTTTGAGCAGGTGGCCACGTGCCTTCTGAACAACGAGCCGTGTGCCCTCGACTTCAACTGGTGGGGCCACTCGGTCTGCGGGCTGGACCTGGAGGAGCCCGAGCCGGGCGACTTCGGCATCCGGATCCTCAACAGCTGGCCCGAGTGGGGCGACGACGGGGAGGCGGTTCTCCGCGGGTCCAAGGCGATCCCCAACAGTGCCGTGGCCGTTCGGGCGGTGACGGCGGCTTGAACCGGTAAGGGGGCGGCTGTGAGAACGATCCTAGCGTTACTGCTGTCGGCCGGTGTTGGCCTCTCACAGGACCCGCCCTCGGTTCCGGCCTGGGGTGACCCCCCGTCCGTGGTCGCGCCGCCGGCAGACCCGCTCCCGGCCTGGCTCCCCAAGCTCCCGGCGGGGATGCATTACGTCCGGTGCGCGTCGAGCCCGTGCGGGTGGCACGGAGTCAAGATCGGCTCCAGCCCCCCGGCGGCTGCCCCTACCGTGGTCCCAGCCAAGGCGTCCGAGGTCGCCCACCACCCTTTTCCCCAGGAAGGGCCGGGGGCTACGACCCGGACCACCGGTGTAACGCCTGCGGGCGGAGCCAGTACGCGGTCGCCGGGTTCAACCGGGACGGGACGCACACCCACGTATGCGTTTGCGGTAACTCATGGCGTCATTGACCAGTTCGGCCGGGTGTGCGTGAGCGGCTCCGGCTGACCCTGATACGTCGACCCCCGTGCGGGGTCCTGGAAACCGGCCGGCGGGGGCGGGAGGGAGAGGTCAACCCCGACCCGAAACCAGAGTGAATTCAGGCGACTCACGAAGGCCCGCCGGCCGGCCCTCTCGCCTAACCCCAAGTAGGAGGATTGGACGTGTTCAACGAGTTCAAGACCCTGTTCCTGGAGATCAAGACCCACGTGGCGGCCGGCGAAATCGAACAGGCCCTGCGAAAGAACGCGGAAGTGAACAACAAGCTCGCCGACCTGTACGCCATGTTCGTCCCGAGCACCCCGACGTTCGGGGCCGGGGCGAAGGGCGACGACAAGGCGGCCGAGAAGGCGGCCGACGAGTGCATCGCCGAGTGCTCCGCGGTGTCCGCCCCCCCGACCGCCGACGCGATCGACCCGGCCACCCTCCTCCTCCTGATCAAGACCGGGGCTGAGGCGTTCAAGGCGATCGTGGCCTGGTGGCGGAGCCGCAAGAACCCATGAGAGCACCCCGGCCGGAAAACGGCCCGGGGGTCTCTCGGTCCCCCGGTACCGAGGGTCAACTTGGGGGTTCCCGCAACCCGGCCGGGGTGTACACCCGGGAACCCCGAACCGAATCAACGACGTGAAGTGACCAATGCCCCGAACCAACACCAAGGCCGTGCAAGAGGTGCTCGGGGCCGACTACGACCCCGACAGCTGCGGGAAGTTGGACCGCCAGATCCGGAGTGCCGGACTGATCGTGGACCGGGTCGTGATTTGTGCGGCGGCCAAGGGGTTTACTTTGACGACCGCCGAGAAGGCGGACATGGAGATGTGGGTGGCGGCCTGGCTGTACCACGGCGGGTGGGGGAGCAAGACGAGTGAAAGTGTGGGGCGGGCCTCGGTGAGCTACCAGCGGGGCGGCGCCGACGCGATGAAGGCGGCCGCCCTCGCCCTCGACCCGAGCAACTGCCTGGCCGCGGCCCTGAACGGGAACCGGGTCGCGACCGCCGACTGGCTCGGCAAGACCCTCTCCGAGCAAACCGACTACGACGACCGGAACTGACCATGGGAACGTACACCGGCCGCCGGACTCAAACGGTAACGGTTTGGGAAAAGACCGGGACCGACCGCTACGGCGAGCCAACCCGGGGCAGTCCGGTTGAACCCCTGGTCCGGTGGGAGCGGACCCGCAAGGACATGATGGCCCCCGACGGGACCCGGGTCAACGTGGACGTGGTGATGGTGTACGGCTGCGACCTGGACCTCAAAATCGAGGACGTCGTCTACCTGGGGGTGTTGGAGGACTGGGTCGGGACGGGGAGCGCCGGGGACGACTCGGAGCTAATGAAAGTAGTGGCCCTCGACTACGTACCCAACATCCGGGGGGACGCGGCCTACCGCGAGGCCGGACTGGTGAAGTACAGGGACACCCTCCCGGAGGCCACCTGATGCCCGCCACGGTTCGGCTCGACGGCGTGGGGAACCTGGTCCGGAAGTTCCGCGACCTCCGGGGCCGATACAAGGGCCAGCCGAAAGTGGCCGTGGGGTACTCCCAGGAGTACGCCGTGTACGTCCACGAAAACCTGGAGGCGTACCACCCGACCGGTACGGCCAAGTTCCTAGAGAGGCCGGCGAGGCAGTACCGGGCGGAGATGGGTCGAATGGTCCGGACGCGGATGCGGAAGGGTGGGACGACCCTCCGCCAGGCCCTGGAAGAGGTCGGGCGATTCTTGATGCGGAAGTCACAAGAGTTGGTCCCGGTCGACACCGGGGCGCTGCGCAACAGCGCGTTCACCGTGGTCGAGTAACCCGCCCCGGACTACCGGGGGTAACGACGAGGGGAGCGAATGGCCGCCTACAACAAGTTCAACGCCTTCGTCGAGAACCTGGCGGAGAAGGTGCACAACCTGGGGGCGGACACCCTCAAGATCATGCTGGTCAACTCCCCGGCCCCGGCCGCGACCAACAGCGTCAAGGCGGACCTGACCGAGATCAGCGCCGGGAACGGGTACACGGCCGGGGGGACCGCGGTCACGGTGACCGGCTCGTCCCAAAGCTCCGGCACCTACACCCTGACCCAGTCCGCGGACGTCGTGTTCACCGCGTCCGGCGGCAGCGTCGGTCCGTTCCGATACGCGGTGCTCTACAACGACACGCCGACCAGCCCGGCCGATCCGCTCATCGGGTGGTGGGACTACGGGTCGGCCGTCACCCTGGCCGACGGGGAGACGTTCACCGTGGACATGGGCTCGACGATCCTGACCATCGCGTGAGGCAGACATGGCCGCCGGGATCATCAAGTACGACCGGAACTCGGACGCGATGCGGAACAAGGTCCGCGCCCTCCAGATGATCCTGGAGGGGTTCGAGCTGCTCGAACGCCAGCGGGCCATCGACATCCAGTACCGCGACGGGGACGGGTCGCAGGCCGCCCACTACGACCTGCTCGCCGCGGCCGGCGGGTTCCAGGCCGGGGACTACGCCGACGCGAACGCCGCGGCGAAGGCCAGCTTCGACGAGCTGGACTCGCTGTACGCGAAGCTCTCGACGAACGCCAGCGTGTCCAGCGTGAACGCGGCCATGTACCAGGCCGCGGCCAAGCACGGCGTGTGAGGTAGCACCGCGTGCCCATCACCGACAACCTGGTGTCGTTCTGGAAGCTCGACGAGGCGTCCGGCAACCGCGCCGACGCCCACGGGTCGGACACGCTGATCGACCACAACACGGTCGGGTCCGCGTCGGGGAAGTTGAACTCGTGCGCCGACTTCGAGGCGGGGTCGCAGGAGGCCCTGTACGTCGTCAACAACGCCCGGATGCAGACGGGCGACATCGACTACTGGTTCTCGCTCTGGGTGAACTTCGAGACGCTCGACGGCAACGACCGGATCATCCTCGGCAAGGACGACCTGAGCAGCAACCGGGAGCACGTCCTCTACTGCAGTTCGGCCTCGGGCGGGACGGTCGGTTGGGCGGTGTTCAACGGCGGCTCGACGCTGGCCGGGATCGTGACGGCGACCGGGTTCAGTACGGGGACGTGGTACAAGCTCGACGTCTGGCACGACGCGACGAACAACCAGGTCGGGATCGCGGTCAACAACGGGACGCCGACGACGGCGTCCACGAGCGGGGCCGCCGGGGCGAACACGCAGGACTTCCGGGTCGGCACCGAGGGGACGCTCGCCTCGACGCGGTTCTTCGACGGCAAGCTCGACGAACTGGGGTTTTGGAAGCGGGTGCCCACCTCGGGCGACCGGACGACGATGTACGGCGGCGGCACCCCGCCGGCCTACCCGTTCAGCACGTCGTACACCCTGACCGCCGCCGCGGGTTCGTACTCGCTGACGGGTTCGGCTGCCGGCGTGAGGGCCGCGAGGAAGCTGGTCGCGGCGGCGGGGTCGTTCGCCCTGGCGGGCGGCGCGACCGGGCTTGAGAAGGGGTTCGAGGTTGCCGCCGACGCGGGCTCGTACTCCCTGGCGGGTGGGGCCGCGACCCTCCGGGTCACGCGGCGAGTGCCGGCCGACGCCGGCTCCTACGCCCTGACGGGTTCCGCCGCCGGGTTGAAGGCCGGCCGAAAGCTCGCCGGGGACGCGGGCTCCTACTCCCTGACCGGGAACACGGCCACGCTCGACTACAGCGGGAGCGGGAGCAAAACCCTGTCCGCCGACGCGGGCTCGTACTCCCTGACCGGGTCGGCCGCCGCGCTCCGGGCCGGGCGGAGGGTGACGGCGGCGGCCGGGGGCTACCGGCTGGCCCCCTACGGGGTCGGGTCGGACGGGGCGGCCTACCCGCTGGACGGGAGCACCCTGGACCAGTCCGGGAACGGTCGTAACCTGTCCGCCGCCACGACCTACGGCACCGGCCGGCTCGGCCAGGGGCTGGCGACCGGGAGCCCGAGCGTCAACCCCTGGACCGGGTTCACGGGGGTGCCGCTGAGCGTCCAGTGCTGGGTCTACCACGCGAGCGGCGGGTCGACCCAGGTCCGGTGGAACACGCTGGCCACCCAGATCTTCCACCTGGCGACGGTCTCCACCGGGGAGGTCCAGATCCGGCAGGGCAGCTCGACGACCGCGACCGGGGTGACCCTGGCGGACGCGACCCACAGTCACGTCGTCCTGACCGTGGACGGGTCGAACAACGGGGCCCTGTACGTCAACAACGCCTCGGCCTGGACCGGGACCGTGACCCCGCCGACCGCGTTCGGCCGGTTCAACCTGAGCGCCTCGGGGGGCTCGGTCCTGGACCAGGTGGAGCTGTACGGCCGGATGTTGTCGGCCGACGAGCGGGCCCTCTCGTACAACAACGGGTCCGGTCTGAACCAGACGGCCCGGTTGGCCTACGGGCGGGGGTTCGTGGCGGCCGCCGGGGCCTACGCCCTGTCGGGCAGTGCGGCCGGACTGACGGCGGGCCGGCGGGTTACCGGCGACGTGGGTTCGTACTCCCTGGCCGGTAACGCGGCCGGTCTGGCGGTCGGCCGGAAGGTCGCGGCCGCGTTCGGCTCCTACCTGCTGACCGGGGACCCCGCGGCCCTCCGGCGGGCCGGGCGGCTGGTGGCGGCGGCCGGGTCGTACGCGCTGTCCGGGGCGGCCGCCACGCTCGCGTACACCCCGCTGTTCGTCCCGACCCCGCCCCTGGTCGACCTGGTCCTGGACTTCCTCCACGAGCGGGGGCTCACCCTGGACTACCCGCACGTCCGGAACGCGACGTTGGAGGTGCACCGGTGAGCTGCGACTGCGACGACGACCTGGACGTCGACCTCGGCACCCTGGCCACCGAGAGCACCGACCGCATCCGGGTGACGGTCAAGAAGGACGGGGTGGCCTGGACCGGGATCGACTCGGTGCTGTTCCGGTTCCGGAAGCCGGACATGGAGACCGAGTTCGACCGGGACGCCACCCTGGAGTCCGGGGCGGTCTGGTACTACGACACGACCACGACCGACATCACGACCGAGGGCGAGTGGTCCCTGTCGGTCAAGGTCACCGACGGCTCGGTGGTCAAGTGGTACCCCGGGTCGATTGTGTTTACGGCGGAGGACCGGACGTGACCCACAGCGCGGCCGACGTGACCCGCTGGTACCTGATCGCGGCCGGGGTGGGAACCGACCCCCACGAGGCGGGGAGCTGGCCGGTGTTCGCCGGGCACGAGCCGTCCACCCCAGACAACTGTATCACCGTGTACGACACGGACGGGCCGAACAGCGGCCGGAGCATGATCGACGGGGAGGTGTTCGGGTTCGAGGGGGTCCAGGTCCGGGTGAGGAGCAAGGACTACCCGACCGGGTACGGCAAACTCCGCCTGATCCTGGTCGCCCTGGCCGAGTCCGTGTATCAGACCGTGGTGGCCGTCGGGACCGATCGGTACGTGGTCCACGCCTACGACCAAATCACCAACCCGATCCCGATCGGGAGGGAGACCCCCACGAGTTCCCGGCAGGTGTTCACCGGGAACGTGATCATGACTTACCGACAACTGACCTAACGGAGACCTTTCGATGATTGCCGCCGCGTTCTTCCTGACCCTCATGGCGGTGCTGATCGTCTGCGCCGCCCCGTCCCCAACGACCAGACAAACCCCGGGCGGCCGCCGGCTCCTCGACGGGTACAGCACCAAGATCACGTTCGCCCGCGACCCGGACGTGTCGCTGTGGGAGGTCAGCGTCAAGCCCCCCGGGATCGACGGCGGCGACCCGATCGACACGAACACGATGCACAACGTGTCGTGGCGGACGATGGCCGCCCGCGCCCTCAAGACCCTGACCGAGTCCACGTTCACGGCCGCCTACGACCCCGACTGCTACAACCAACTCCTCCAGCTGGTGAACGTTTACGACACCCTCACGGTTCGGTTCCCGGACGGGTCCACGCTCGCCTTTTACGGGTTCCTCCGGCAGTTCGACCCGAACGACAACACGGAAGGGGAGATGCCGACCGCCACCGTCACCTTCCAGCCGACCAACTACGACTACACCAACGCCGTCGAGGCCGCGCCGGTTCTGACGTCCGTCGCCGGGACCTGACCCAGCCGGACCGGGAGACGCCACCCGGGGCTAAAGCCGGGAGGGCCGTGGGAACCGGCCCGCTTCCACCTTCCGCCAACCCTCTCACCCCAAGGAGAGACACATGCCGGTCGTCAACCTCGACTTCTCCGACATCACCAAGACCGAGCTCCCGTTCGAGTGGGGGGGCAAAAAGTACGTCCTCGTCGAGGCGTCCGGGGCCCAGATGGTCAAGTACCGGAACATGGGCCTCCGGGCGGCCAAGATGTCGGACGGCAAGTTCTCCATGTCGGACCTAACCGGCCTGGCTGACACCGACCCGTTCCTGATTTCGTCCTGTGTCCGGGAGGTCATGCCCGACGGACACGGTTCCCACCGGCCGGTATCGGTCGAAGAGGTCAAGGCGTTCCCGGCCCGCGTGATGAACCGCCTGGCGGACGCGGCCCGGAAGGTCTGCGGCCTCGACGACGCGGCGAACGGGACCGACGACCGGGCCGGGGCGTTCGCCGACCTCCTCGCCCGGCCGGACTCCCCGATCACCTACGAGGTCATGCGGGACTTCATCCGCAAGGCCCTGGCCGAGGACGAGCGGTTCCGCCCCCTGGACTCCTTCCTGGAGGACGTTAAGGACGTCACAAAAAAGTAGCCCGGGAGCACTCGGCCTGGTTCCAACTGGCCGAACTGCTCCACCTCCCCCTCCAGGAGGTCATGGAAGGGACGACCGAAAGACAACTGGACGCCTGGCGGGCCCACCTCCGCGCGAAAGACCGGCCGTTCCTGGACCGCCCGATGACCCCGGAAGAGGTCGAGACCAGTAAGGCCGCCTGGGAGGCCGTTACGAAAATGAAGGCGTCGCCACAATGAGTCAGACCACCGAGCTCGAAACCCTGGTGACCCGGTTCACCGGGGACAACGCCGGCCTGCTGTCGTCCATCAAGCAGACCGAGACCCGGCTGCGCACGTCTGCGAACTCCATCGAGGCCGAGGGGCGGCGGCTGACCGACTCATTGAAGACCGGCCAAGAGGCTTACGCCAACCGTGTCGGATACCTGTCCAAGCTCCTCAAGGCCGGGGCCATTTCCCAGGAGACTTACGCCCGGGGCGTCAAGCAGGCCGAACTGGCCATGCAAAAGTGGAACGACGCCCAGGAGGAGGGGGCGAACCTCACCCAGATCTCGACCCGCCGGTTTTCGATCCTCGGGTACCAACTCCGGGCGTTCGGGTCCGAGGCGGCCGCGGCCCTCGTGCCGGTCCTCGCCCTGTGGCACGGGGTCAAGAGGCTCGGGGCCAGCGTCGCCCTCGCGGAGGAGTTCGAGTCCCAACAAGTCAAGATGGAGGTGATGCTCAAGAGCGCCGACAAGGCCAAGAAGATGATGGAGGACATCGAGCAGTTCGCCGCCAAGACCCCCCTCGGGTCACGGGAGCTCATCCCGGTGGCCAACCAACTCCTCCAGTCCGGGTTCGAGATGGAGAAGATCATCCCGACCATGCGGATGCTGGGCGACGCGGTCATGGGCGACGCCCAGGCCCTCCAGCGGGTCGGCAAGCAGTTCACGGACACGAAGAAGCTCGGCCGCCTCCTCGGGGAGGAGTTGAACGTGATGGCCGAGGCCGGGTTCGACGCCATGGAGGCGTTGGAGAAGTCGACCGGCAAGAACCGGGCCGAACTCATGAAGATGAAGGAGGCCGGCCAGATCACGTTCCAGATGCTGAACAAGGCGATCCAGCAGGCCACCGGCCCCCAGGGGCGGTACTTCCAGGGGATGGAGAAGTCCGCCACGACCATGAAGGGCCTCCGATCCACCCTCGCGGACAACATGTCCATCCTCCAGAGGCAGATCGGCCAGGACATCGTCGACCTGTTCCGCCTCAAGGACGTCATCCGCGGTGTCGGGGACGCGATCGCGTTCGTGACGGACCGGTACAAACAGCTTACCCTGGAAACCAAGAGGTTCATCGTCGGGACCGGCGCGGCGACGGCGGCCCTGACGGCGTTCAAGCTCCTCTGGCCGATCCTCGCCCGCGTCGGCCCGCCCCTCCTCAAGGTCCTCGCCGGGGGCATCCTCGCCCTCGTCAACCCGATCAACCACGTCAAAAAGGCGTGGGCGGCCCTCACCCTGTTGTTCACGACGAGTCCCACCGGGGTGGCGGTCCGCCTGCTGCTGGGGGCCGTCACACTCCTCGGGGCCATGTTCGTCTCCCAGGCGGGCGGGATCGTCGGGGCGCTCGAACAAATCAAGGGGGCGGCGGAGCGGGCCTGGGCGTGGACGGAGCCGATCCGGCAGGCCCTCGTCTCGTTCTTCAACAGCGTCTGGGAGGTCATCAAGGCGGTCGGGGAGAGGGTTCAACAGTTCCTCTCGACCCTGTGGGACGTCGTGTTTGGCCAGACGAAGGCGGACTGGGACAAGATCCGCAACGTGGTCGTCGAGGCGATCCTGTTCATGGAGTACACGGTCCGGAACTTCGCCGAGGTCTGTAACCTCGTCTGGCTCAAGATCAAGCTCGGGTTCCATGTCATGGTGGACGGGATGAAGGACGGGTTCATAGCCCTGGTGGCGGCCGCCTGGGCCACCGCCGCCTCGGTCGGGACGGCCTTCAAGCACGCCACCGACGTCCTCACCGGGGTGATGTCGTTCGACGACCTGGGCCGGGAGATGGGCGAATCCTTCAACAAGGCGTTCGCGAAGGCCGCGTTCACCCTCGGGGCGGGGGAGCGGGACGCCACGAAGCAGGCCCGCAAGGACTTCAAGGCCCAGGAGGAGTTGACCAAGCAGAAGTTCGCCGACTTCCGTGACGCCAAACTCAAGCAGTTTGAGGAGGAGCGGAAGGCCCAGGGCAAGCACAACGACAAGAAGCTCGCGGACGAGGACAAGTTCCAGTCCGGCATGGCGTCCAAGGTTTCCGCGGGGGACGCGGCGGCCCTCCGGAGCGCCGAAGCCCGCACCCGCATGTACGAGTACCGGTTCAACAACATGCGGCGGAACCCGGACGGGACGCCGATGGACCCGAACGGGGCGGCCGCCGACAAGTTCCGAGGACAGCAAGCGGCCGCCGCCGACGCCTACCGGAAGAGGTTTGCCGGGTACAAGAGCCCGAAGTACATGGGGGCTGGGCCCAACGACATGATCGCCCGGGACGCCTCCGGCAACCTGACGCGGGGCAACACGGTCGTCCCGGCCGGCCAATCGGCGGACGTCGAGAAGAAGCAACTGGACACATTGAAGGCGATTGAGAAGTTGATCCAGATGGGTCAGAGGAACCCGGCGGTGGTCCTCAACCCGGCCGGACTGGGGGGCATCTGATGGCCGGGCCGATGATCATGGGGCCGCGGCGGTGGTCCATGACCCGGGACACCGAGGGCCACCGCGAATACAAGCTCGTCCTCTTGATCGTCACCGACGACAAGTCCGACGGGCCGTTCGTGATCTCCCAGACCCCCGGCCTTCCGATCCCCGGGACGTGGTGGGTGGTTGGAAATGACGCGGACCTTTGGGCATGGTGTCGGCCGAACGCGACATTCACCGCACTGGTCAACGACGAGGCCAATTATTGGTGGGAGGTCGAGTACACGTTTTCGACCAAGCCGCCGGAGTTCGGAAAACAAAGGTGTAACGACACCCAGATCCAGGACCCATTGCTGGAGCCGATGCGGGTGTCGGGCGGGTTCAACAAGTTCACGGAGGAGGCGAGCTTCGACCGGTTCGGGAACCCCCTCAACAACAGCGCCTTCGAGCCGTTCCGGGGGGCCCAGGTCGAGTTCGACGCCAACCGCCCGACCGTCCGTGTGGAACAGAACGTGGCCCTGCTCGGCCTCCCGACCTTCGCCCCGATGATCGACTGCGTCAACGACTCGACCCTATGGGGCTGCCCCCGCCGGTGCGTGAAGCTCTCCAATGTCTCCTGGGAAAGGAAGTTCTACGGGACCTGTTACGTCTACTACACCCGCGTCCTGGAGTTCGAGATCAACTTCAACACGTGGGACCGGGACGTCCTGGACGACGGGACCAAGGTCCTGTACGGGCACTGGGACGCCGCCACCGGCAACTACGTCCTCGACAACATCGCCGGGGTGGCCCCGAACCCCCGGAACCCGAACCACTTCAAGCAGTTCCAGGACCGGAACGGTGAGAACACCCGGGTGGTCCTGAACGGGGCGGGCCTCCCGGCGGAGTCCGTGGTCGGGGGCGGGCAGCGACTCGTCGGGGGCAACGTCTCCGTCCCGACCGTGACGAGCCCGGGGAGCGCGTACAAGGTGGGGGACGTGTTGTCGATCACCGGGGGCACGTCCACGACCACCGCGACCCTCCGGGTGACGAAGGTGACGTCCGGGTCGAGCCCCGGCGGGGTGCTGGCGGTCTGGCCCCTCAACCGGGGGGTCTACTCGGCCGTACCGGCCAACTCCGTTTCCGTGACCGGCGGGGCCGGGACCGGGGCGACGTTCGACGTGACGTGGGAGACGTTCGCGGGCATTCCCACCAACATCGGGTACGCCCACGTCGAGAAGTACCCGGAGGCCAACTTCCTCCTGCTCAACATCCCGGTCGTCTTCTAAGGGGTACCGATGGCCGACGAGGCAACCGTAAACTGTTCCCTCCAGATCCGGAGTAGCACCGGAACCCTCCAGTACCGGAGCAACCCGACCGCGTTCCTGGCGGACGTGGCCGGGAACAAGGGGCCGGTCCCCGGGGCGGTGACGGTCCCGACGACCGGGGTCAACGTGGACCTGTCCGGCCTGACGTACAAGGGCCTGTGTCGGGTCATGAACCTCGAACTGGAAACAGCGACGACTTACGTCATGCTCGGGGTCTACGACGGGACCAACTTCTTCCCGCTGATGGAACTGCTACCGGGCGAGACCTACGTGTTCCGCCTCTACCGGTATTTCGGGGCGGAGTACGCGGGGACCGGGACGAACGCGGACGCCGACAACCTCCGACTGATGTCGGTCGGGGGCACCAGCGTGGTAACCGTCGAGGCGTTCGAGCGGTAAGCCGGCCGGCAACCGAGAGACCCCGCGGCGACCTCTTCCCCCAGGAGAATCGCAATGGCCGACCCGACCCACCTGTCCGTCGTCACGCCGGAGCTCCGCCGCCCGCCGGCGCGACTCACCGTTTCCGACACCGTCTACTACCAATCCGTCGGGGCCGACCCGGAGGCGGTTGACCACCGGTTCAGTCGGTTCGTCGCGTCGGACGAACAGCCCTACGCCCGTCGCCTCACGATCCCCACGGCCTGGGTCCGGCTCGACCCCGGGTGGCTGGCCGGCAACGTCGGAATGATGAAGGTGGTCAACGAGGGACACCCCGGGAGAACCGCTCTGCCGACGGCCGGTGAGCGGGAGGCGGACGCCGGCCTAGTCGTTGAGTTGGCCGTGTCCCTGAACACCGAGGGAACCATGGCCGTGGCGTTCGCCCGACTCCGGCCCGGGGAGTCCCTGCGGTTCGAGCCGACCGACCCCGGCCGCCTCATGCTCCGGTGCGTCGGGTCCGGACCCACCCGCGTCCTCCTCAACCTCTACCCGGCCTGACGGGAGGACCCGATGCCCACCGAGGCCTACTACCTGTCCGAGAACGACCTCAAACTCCTCAAGGAGGTCGTCTCCAAGGTCGGGCACCTGACTACCCGTCCACAGGCCGGGGACGTGGCCGACCAGATCCCCAAGGCCCCGGACGTGTACGTGGTCAGGACCCCCTCCGGCGGCATCCCCGCCCTGACCGAGGAGGCGGGGACCGGGAGCGGGTTCAACAACGACGAACCAGGGTCGGCCGACTGTCGCGTTTACCAACTCGTCCCCGACGGGGCGACGTACCGCCTGTTCAAGGCCGGGGCCGGTGACCTCAACGTCGAGGTCCACAACCTCTCGGCCACGGCCGTCGCCGGGGACTCTTGGGTGTTGGCGGCCAAGGACAAGTTCGGCAAGTGGTGGGCGATCCCGACGGCGGTAACGGAGGAGGCCGGGACGGGTGGGGGCGGCGAGGCGGGCAACTGCGACTGTAAGTGGTTGGCCGGCCTCCGGACCACGACGTGCGTGACCTTGACCCGCGGGACCGACCCGACCGGCGCTTGCGACTGTGGTGACCCGGCCGTGAACCTGGTCCTCAGGTACTCCCCCAACAACTGGGGGCCGCACGACGGCGGGGTCGTTGAGGTTTGCGGGGTCGACTATTCACCCCGGTTTGGGTTCGACGAGCAGTCCCGCCCCTACCTGTACCTGGAGGAAATTCCGGGGTCGACCGAGGTCTACTACGGGCTGTTGGTTTGTTGTTCCGGGACGTCAGCCACGTTCGCCTTCGGCCGGGGGATCTGTACCGGCGACGGGACCGACACGGGTTGCGAGGACGTCCTCCTCCTCACGGTCACCTGCACCGACTGCTGCCCGGAGGAGGGGTGGTACTGTATCGACAACGGGGCGGGGTGTCCCGGGATAGTCGTGGAGCTCGTGGGGAACGAGTCCTGCGACCCGTCGATCACGATTTGCGCCGGGCCGTTCCCGACGGAAGCCGAGGCCGAGGAGATTTGCCTCGGG